TCTGCAATAGACTTAATGTAAATATAGGTATTCATATTTGCAGCCCACTTGACTCTACTTGACGCACAAATATTTAAATAATCTAAAATAATAACTTGAGGTGTAAAATCTTTTTTGATTTTCAACTCTCTGATTAACGCACGAAAGTTTCCAACATGAGCTCCTGCTGTTGGATATTCTTTGACAACTAATTTACCAACATTTAATTTATTTAACTTCTTTTGAAAACTGTCTTTTGGAATTATATGTAATTGACCAAGATCAATATCCATCAAATTAGCATCAATTCTTTCTGCTATTCTTTCTTCTGCCATTTCCATTGTAATGTATAAAACATCTAATCCTTGTCTCATATATTGACAAGCTAAATGTGTTTTCACTAATGTCTTACCAACACCAGTTCCACCAAGTAATACTGTAAGTGTTTTTGGTGATATTCCTCCATTAGTAATCTTATCCAACATAGTCATATCAAATGGAATTTTTGATTCTTTCTTATGATAAAATTCCCAACGATCATCACCATTATCCATATAACTATGACCCACACTTTGGTCTAATGAAATAGCAAGTGCTTCTGTAAGAATTTCTGGAATAGCATCTTTAGAAGTTTTTTTATCTTTACCTTCCAAGATAGAAATACTATCAACTATACCATTATATACAGCTTGGTCTTTTGCCCATTTCTCTGTTTCTTGAATCAACCATTCTTCATCATCTGTTTTTTTCTTATATGTCTTTAGAAGTTCAATACAATTATTATAAACTGCTTCATTTAGATCATCCCTATTTGACAACTTTACAGATAATGATTCTACTGTAGGTGGTTTACTATATTCAGAAATATGTTTTTGTATCTCTGAAAATATAATCTTTTCAGGATGAGCTCTAAAATATTCTGCTTTTAAGAAAATACCAATAAGACTTGAATAATTATCACTATGTATCAAATTTTCTAATATTAAACTTTCTGTTCTCATATTATCCTTTTGTCAAAACATCCATTATAATCTTCTTTTCTTTTTCAACACTAATAGATAAAAATGGTTTATAATTTCTTACTAATTTAATAAAATCTTTAGAAGCTGGATCAATCAATTTTTTCTCGAAAGGTGTAAGAAAATCTAACATGATATCAAGTGTAGTAAATGTTTCTAATGATATAGTTTTTGATAAACCAAGTTTCATTATAGGTGGATGATTAATTCCCTTTGACTGAAACAATTCATCAAATGTTTTATCATACTCCTCCATATACTTCACAATTTCCTCTGTATCACGTTTTAAGTGAAAATGGAAATTATTCATTCGTTCTTTATATTCCTCATACAAATCACTATCAAATCTATCTGGATATGTTATATCATTTGTAAATTGCGAAAGATAGAAAAATAACAAATCCTCTTTATTTTCAAATGTTGTACCAAGTTTATTAAACATTGCTCTATGTACTGACCATCCCCCTCTTTTACCAGCCAATTTAGCAAATTGCTTTTCCATAGAAGCTTCATTCATATTTAACTTTCCATTATACTTAAAATAATCATATCCTCCTTTTCGACTTTTAGTAAAGTGTGCATATAATGCTTGATATGTTATCCACGCATTAAACGTCTTCTGGTTGCTCTGATTTACTACCATAATTAAACTCCTTAAATACAGCTTTCTCAAGTTGTTTCATAACATCATCAGTAAAATACTTTTCTGGATCATTAATAATAGTTTTCTCAAATGCTTTTCCAGATGGTGTTTCAAATCTAGTCGATACTTTTTTAAAGATACCATACTTTTCTGCAATCGGTACTAAACCGTAATACTTATCTAAACCCTTTTGATAATCCAACATCATTTCAACAACTGATTCTTCTTTAGTCATTCTACCCTTGACTAATTTTGCTTTGATGATATTACCAATAACATCAGTTCCATCTTTATGTTTTCGTTTACCCAATGTAACAATAGTTGATGCGGCATACTTGATTCCACCTCCACCAGAAATTTCTTTCTTTGGAAACATACTACCAATAGCATCATAAGTGTGATTAGTAATTATCAAGGGAATATTATGTTTTGCTAACATCAAGGCAAGTGTACGAAATGTTCCACGAATCATTGGTGCTCTTGTCATATCGCGTTTATCGGAACCACCCGCAACATCACCCATTTCTTTCATAGTAGAAAGATTACCTAATGAATCTAAAAATATCATCATCTTACCATTATTCTTACTACTATTCTCAATGATACGAACGCATTGGGTTCTAAACTCCTCGACCGTACTTACCGGAAACAATCCAATCCGATCTGTATCTAAACCTCGTTCAGAAATCATATCTTGTGTTAAAGCACCTTCACTCTCAAAATAAATTACAAGATTATCTTTATCTTGTTCAAGAAAATTCTTTGCAATACTTAATGTGATAAAAGTTTTACCGACAGCTTCAGAACCAGCAAAACAAGTAATTTTATTTGACGGAACACCACCATACATCGAACCAGATGTCAATGCATTTAAGGAATAAGATCCAGTATCCACATAAGTGCTACAATCCCCAACAATACCGCTGGATACAACCGACGCCATATCATTTTGTGACTCCTTGATTAATTGTTTAATAAAATCTTTAACTGCCATTATCTACCTCCTCAAAAAAACGATTCTAAACTTCCAGTATTTTCACTTTTCCATCCAATAGCATTTAAAATATTCTTAACTGGTTGAAGAAATGATTTATCAAATTGTGTATCATAATCTATATATTTTTCTAAATTAAATTCTTTTGGTAAAACGGATGAAACTGCAATTACATTCTCACCAATTCTATTTGGCTCTTTAAGATAAGCAAATTTAATCTTATCTCCATCACGAATTAATTCATATTTATTTGTAAGTTTTTGTTCTTTTAAAAAATGATTATAAAGCAAAACACCTCTTACATGAATTGGCGTAGCTTTAACATAGATATCTTTTGAAGATTTATACTTATCAAGACCACGAACTGATCTCGGAAATGATATATCTGTAAAACTTAATTTTTTAAACACATTACGATAATCATCAATACAATTTATTACTGTTTTTTCATCTGTAGTAATAATAGTTCTAATCAATGATTGTAAGTTATCCCGACACCATTCTGGCGTTGAACTTCTTACACTTTCAAGTCCCATTATCTTTAACTTTGGTTCTTTGTAAGATACTCCCTCATTATTATAAACATTAAGAATATATCTTTTCTTTGCTGTCCAGATACCCTTATCAGCAATTACTTCTCGCTCCATGAACATTTTCTGCTCAAAAGCATTTACATACGAATGAAGATTTTTATAACCTTGGTCAATATATGGTTGAATTTTATCCGTACAGATCGTATCCAAGAAGGTGATAATCTTTGAAGTCGATACTCTCTCTGGAAACACGCTAGTAACCAATTTGTCAAACGTAATGTAAACGCTATCAGTGTCCGCCGCGATGACATAGTCAATACCCTTTGTTTTTAACAATTTATTAATATACATATTTATATGTTTTTCAATCCATCTAATAGACAACTGACCAGACATGGTAATAGCTTCTGCTAAGTTAGGATCATAGTATAAAAAATATTGATTAGCACAAGCACCGTAAGCACTATTTAATAATATTTTTTTAGACATTTGAATATTATTATAGGTAGATATATTATTAATTACTTTTTGTTTATTTTTATAATCACCACTTTCTAATTTTTGTTGTTCTTTTAACAATTTCTTCTTATACACAACTCTATCATTATACATCTTCTCCATCAATTGTGGAAGAAAGCCTTGTTTATCATTTTTAAAATGAACACCATTAGGAGTCAATGTTATATTTTTTTCTTTAAGATAATCAGTATTTAGCTCTTGTTCTAATAATCCTTTAACTCCAATATTTTTGGAATTATCACAAACAGGACCTTTATATAGAGTTTCAGGACTTATATTGTATTGTTGGATCAAATGAGGATACAAAGAATTTAAATCAAAACTTACAACCCATTCATGTAAACCAATATGTGGATCCTTTACATAACCACCTTCAATACTTCGTGATTCACTTCCTTCTGGTTTGACTGGAATAGCTATTTTCTTTTCTTTGAGAAAGCGATAGATAATAGACTCCCAGGTTTTTACTGGAGAATATACATCCTCAAAGTTAATACCAGAATCATAGGCCATCGTAATAACCAAATCCATCAACTTCATTTTTTCATCAAGTTTCTTTACAATCTCAACATCTCTGATATTGTAATTAATAAA